CTTTGACGTATTGACCATATTGGTGGCTAATTGCTCCAGTTGCATCACCGGCTGTCCCGATAGTGAACGTCCCCTCCTCATAATCGTTGAGCAGACCACCTGACGGTGTGCCAAAGCCACTAGACGTAGACCCGAAATCAATTCCCAAACCTGAGCTGGCGACTAGGTTGCCCGATGCGTTTATTCGCCATCGCTCGGCAGTTGACCCATTGGCTCCAGTCGCAAAAACCAAATCGACACTACTGGCTGATGGACCAAAATGATTGCCAGCCACAAAATGCATTCCACTGTTCTGGGTGACACCACCGCCAGTTGCGGTTGAACTGTCGTAGGCGTCTAGGGTGTATGCGCCTAGGACCTCGCCCTGTATGATGTCCGTTGATGCGTTCCCTCGGACATCAATTCCAACCGTCGAGTCTGTGGGACTGCCCAGTGTAGAGCTGCCCAAAAAGCCTGTTTTTTTGACTTCAAGGGCTTTGGTTGGTGTTCCATTAATGCCAAGCGAGCCTTCAATTTTGTCAGTCACCTCAAGCTGCCCCACTGATATGCCCTCAGCCGATTGGTAGGCCATTGACCCAAGCTGGCCGTTCAGCGGAACCTCGTTAGGCGCAGTGCCTACGTCAGGTATCTCCATGTTCAGCTTGGAGGTGTCCAGGCTGGCGACATCACTCAGGTTGTTTGATTCCTCCAGGTAGGTGCCCGATACGCCAGAGCTGACCTCACTGATGAGATCGGCCTTGGCCATTTTCCTGGTGCCTGCTGTGCTGCCATCAACCGCGATAAAGTCATCGCTATTGAGAGTGGTTGCGGCAGTTGAAATGTCTTTGATGCGTGTATTGGCCATGGTCGTTAATTATCTGAATAGTCTGCTATCACTAGGAACTCGTTAGCCTCGGTAATAAAGTTGTCGCCATCATCGAATGTCAGGAAATACTCATTGACAATGACGTCACTGTTGGTGGTTGGGCTGAACCCAAACCCAGTTCCTAGTCCAGCATTGTTCATGCGTCGTAAGCTGTGATAGCCCCGGTGCTGACAACAATCTGGGTCGCAGAACAGCAACGCCAGGTGCTACCTGCCTGGAGAGATATGTTGGTCAGGGTTCCGGTCAGATTAGGACTAGTGACACTGGTCAAAATTGTAGACGTATGGGCGAAGATGTAGCTAAAGCTGCCGTTGAGCGTTCCTGCCCCGTCCTGGTAGGTCCCAGTGCTGGAGCCAAAGTGACCATCGTCACCCACTCTGACAGTGCGATATTTGTCGTTGTTATCTACTCCGGTAATTAGTGCTGGCATAGTGTGAGTGGGTGTCAGTCACCCAGGTTAAAAAATTAGTAGGTCATGACTTCCAGCCGGGTTGTTTGGCCCTGCTGGGTGTGAAGTTTCAGAAGTTCATGGTCCAGGGCACCTCTTGCGTCTGACTCGGCCACCCTGGCCCTGTCGAGTTCTCCGTTGTGTCGCAGGTAGTCTGCGTAGGCTCCCCTGATCAGGTAGTCAGAGAAGATGCTTGGAACGCTCACAAGCGACCAATAGCTGCCCTGGGTGTATGGGCTGTAATCAGCACCCGATGGGACGTCTTGGGTGGCGATGTAAAAGTTGCCGTGAGTGTTGTCGTATACGTGATCTCCGATCAGGTAGGACTTGCTCTGGCTGTAAAGCTCTCCAGCAAACTCTGGAGCTAACTTTCGGAACAACACATAGACCTGAGTGTGGTTGGCCGAAATCTGAACACCATTCTCCGAGAGATAGAACGCCAGGCTCTGGACGTCAGTGTTGGCCTTGGGCGACTTGTTCCAGACCGTGAACACTTCTGACATCTCGGTCTGGCCCGGTTGATCAAGGGCTATGTAGTTTCCCTCATCTCCCCCGCTCTGGGTGACTGTGCGTTGCTCAGTGGCACAGGTTTCTGGCCACTTGGCAGCCTCCCAACCGAATCGAATGCGACGACTGATCAGGTCCCTGATAAGACGCCACTCAGTTGTGGCTAGGGTGTCGTGATCGATACCAGCCAGGTTGCAGACCTGCTTTAGGACAGTTCTATAGTTGAGTGGCTTATGAGCCATACCCTACCTGAATCTTGCCAGTGCCCTGGGACTTCACTCGAAGTTCAGGGTTGTTCTTGGCCATGTATTTTCGGAACTCAGGGTCCTTCCAGATTTCCCTGCCTTCTCGGCGGGTCCACTCGTTGTAGACCTTGGAGTCAATCTCCATGGTGGCCCTACCAAGGCCTTCGACAGATCGTTTGCCACCTCGGTTTTGTTTGGCGATTTCAGCCTGGCGTTTGATCGCCTCCTCATGACGTTGGTCGTAGGAGTCGATGTGGCGATTGGCGAGCTTCTCGCGAACTTGGTCTGTGATGTCTGCCATAAATTTATTCACCCCGTAGGGAGAGAGGGTTTCCCCTCTCCCCCAGGAGGTGTGTGTTGCGTGACCAGGTGACCCACACCTGGAGTTGTTCTAGAGTTGCTGCAACAACTCTTAGAGAGCAGGGCTGAATTGGCCCAACCCGATTGGGTTGCGAACCTGGAGGGCTGCGCGAGCTTCGATCAGGAAGCGATCACCAGCACCTCGGTCCTCGAATTTCTCGACCGTTGGTTGCTTCTGCATCCGCAGATCAATCTTATCCATATCGAGCAGGTAGCCACGGCCAGCTTCCTGTGCAGAGCCAACTGCTGCGTCCTGGAACCCGATGAAGTTGTCAGCGATGACCTCGATGGTTCCGAAGTCGCCCTCGAAGATCGTGGTAGAGTTCGTGACCTTCTTGCTGTCACCGTCGATGTTGAAATTGCGAGCGGTGTAGCCAGCAGTTGCAATCGTGCGGGTGAAGTCTGTGAAGGCACGACGCAGGGTTGCGTCGCAGAACAACTTGTAGTCGCCCATCATGCCAGTGGCACTCCAGATGGTCTGGAGAAGAGCCTGAATGTCAGACTCGGTGATGGAAGCGGTTGCGGTTCCGATGATCTGACCAGCAGCAGGACGGAAGGCGGCAGGCACTGCAAGCAGAGACTGTCCACCAACAGAACCAGCACCAGCAACAGTCAGGTTTGCGGTGTCACGTATCCAGACGCCAAGACCACGGGTCAAGTAAGCGTTGGAGCCGTTGTCAACCTGGTGTTCCTGATCGCTCAAGCAGGTAGCCTCGATGTCGCGAATCAGCTCAACGCCTTTGACGGAGATGCTGTTTGCGATCTCATCGCTCACACCAGCAACAACCGAAACGTCTTGGGCCAAGCGGGAAACCTGGGCGCTACGACGGAAGGTCTGTAGGTATGTTGAGATGATGGCACGGTTTGCGGCTGCGTTCTCGTAGGAGGTGACGTCAGTTCCATCAACAGTTCCACCGAGCGTTGCTGCGCCGTAGGTATCAACAGGCCACTCTAGGTAGGTGTTCTGCGGTGTGGTTCCCTTGTTGACAAGGGACATGAACGGAGTGGCTTTCTCATCCACCCGTGTTAACAAATCAAGCAGGTCCTCGCGTTTTGCGACCTGATCTTTTTCCAATAGCATTGCCATAATTATTAGCCTTTCAAGAATGCCGCAGTGATGAAGTCTCTGAGACCGTCCTTGGAACCGGTTTGCATGACACGTTTTTTGGCTCTGGCGATTGAGTCCTCGGTTGAAGAGACACTCTTCTGAGCGGAAGGCCTTCCTGGTTGGGGCGTTGGGTCAGGTGTTCTTGTTGGTGCTTTTGCCTGATTGACCTGCTCTTGCTCTAAGTAAAAGCCCACCAGGGCTCTCGCGAGATACAGGTCTACGTCGGGCAGGTGCTTAATTGCAGGGTTCGCCTGCTTTACCTGATCAACCCAAGCCCTTGCCGGGTTTTTAGGGTCCTTCAGCCATGGGTATTTCTCGGCTGCGAACTCAAATGACCGGTGTTCAGCGAGTATCTGTTTCCTTCGCTTAGGTATGTCGCTCTCCCTGGAGAACTCAGCATTAAGACTGAGGTCTTCTAGCCAGGCTTCGACATCGTCGGGCAGCTCTTGCCCAGTGCGATTGCGAATCTCGTTTTCTACCGAATCTGGGTCCCGCCTGTAGCGACTGAGGGCACGTTTCGCCCACCTTTCCGCTTCCATGGCTTGGTCCTCAAGCCTCTCCAGTGCATCAATTGTTGAGGCGTCCTGAATGAGGTCTGAAATGCCAGATTGTGACTGTTCCTCTGGTTGTCGCGACTGTTTCTGTAGCTCAAACTGTTTCTCACGCAGTTCTTCGATCTCTCGTTGGAGTTCGTTCTTCTGCCATGTCAGTTTGTCCACTCGCTTGCGCCAGGAGTAGTCACTGTTCGTGTTGCCCTCTGGTTCTCCTTCGCCCTCGTCAGACTGCGGCGTTGAGTCTGCTTCAGGTTCAGGGACAGGAGGTGTTTCCGTTGTCTTTTCGGAGGCAGGTTCTGGAGCTGGACCAAGGCTTCCCTTGATCGCTTCTCTTACTGCATCCATTGCACCAGCATTAGGTAGGGCTTCCTCCGCAGTCTGGTGTTCTGCGGTCATCACTGTTTCTTCAGACATGCTGTTTGGAACGGGTCGCAAGAAACCCTTCACATGGGTCTTTAGGTGCCCAAGGGACCTAGGTGTAAGTCACCCAAGGCGAAAAGTAGGAGTTTCAGTTTTTCCGTCAAGGGGTAGGGTCAGATTCTTTCTGCCCAAGGGCGTCCTGGAACAGGGTCTCAAAGCCGAAATACATGTCCTGCATCATTGCCAGGCGTCCTGCTTGGTAATGCCTCTGCGAGTCACTCAAGTCTGTTGCTGCGACCGTGAAGGCTTCCCCTTTCATGGCTTCATTGAGAATGTAGAGCAAACCCTGTCTGACAGGGTGTTCCTCAGACATTGCGAAAGCCTGCAATAGTTCATCGGGGTAACCCCCGAACCTGTAATCATCCATTGGGGTTGACTCCTATTCTGCCGATCTGTTTGTTCTGCTGCTGCATCATGGACATGTTCAAGTTCTGAGAGAACGCCTGGACCAGTTGCTGGAACTGTTCATCACCCTGGAGCAATTGCTGGTATTTAGGGTTGGAGGCAATGATCTGCTGCATGAACTGCAACTTGATGCCTGCACTTGGGTCGTTCTCAACGAAGTTCGGCTGGTTACCCAGGGCCATGAGGGCTACCTGGTTGTTGACGTCGTCAAACATCTTCTTGGTAGCTTCAGCCTCTTCTGTGACCAGTTCTGTGGCCAATGTTGGGTCGATGACTTGCAGCTTCTTGCGAATGAGCTTGGTCCTGTCAACGATGCCCATGGTGTCTTCTGGTAAGACAAACTGTGAGATAGCCTGGAGTTTTTTCTGAACAAACTCGTTGTCCAGCTCTCGAATATCGAAGTGCAATGAGAAGTTGTATTTGTTAGGGTCCCTGGGAATGCCCATGTTGGTCCCTGTTACCTGGGCAAATCGTTCGTCAGAGTCGAACTTCTGAGTGAGTTCCCACATTCTACCAACCACAGATGACATGTGGCGAAGCCATCGATGCACGTAGGCCTGCTGGTTGAGCTGGGTTTCTACAGGTGGAACGGCTGCGTTGGGCCTGCCGAAATACCGATCTGTCCGAATGGTAATATCGTTGATAAGTTGGAAGGCCAGTTCAGAACCTCGACGAGGAGGTTCCATCCAGGAGATGTCATTGGGACGTTGCTCGGCCACCTGGACACCAGGGCCCACTTTGATTCTCTGACCATACCTCAAGGGCACCTTGAGTGGCGGGAGAATCTCAAAGCTTGATCTGTCGGTGAGACTGTCAGACTGAACTTTGATCTCGTTCTGCCAGGTCTTAACAATCTCAGAAACACCCCTGCTTTCAATGGGGCTGCGACGGGTTTTCTCTCTGGTGAAACATTCAAACGGGTAGGTGTCCCCTGCTTCAGTAACCAGTTTGTGTTCACCAAAGAGTTCTTCTCCCTTGGTGTTCTTCTCCAGGTAAGGCGAGAAGATGGTTAGGTAGATGCCAGGCATACCACTGTCAGTGGTTCGCCTTGAGTAGGCATGAATGATCTCGACCAGGTTGGACTTGTCGTCCATGTGATCACTAGTGCCAACCACCGGGGAAAGACCGTATTCGTAGCTGGAAGCATTGGTGCCAGCAGTCTTCTTAACCTCTTCGCAGAACTTCTTGTCCCACTCCCCTGATGCTGCCTTTTCTTCAATCTCGGCAACTGTGTAGAAGTCCCTTCTGAAGATGGCCCTGGCACGTTGCCAATCAGTTGTTTCGGGTGGAAACAAGACCTCATAGTAAGGTCGAAGGGCGACAATACTGGGTTGGTTCCGAGTCATCTCAGGGACCTCGAACACTGTCTTGCCAGTCTCTACAATCTCCCTGATGTGTTTCAGGGCTTTTGTCCTGGTCAACCCTTTGTTGCCTGCGACCAAGAGGTCAGCCAGGTATTCTTGTTCGTTTTGCAGGGCAGCGGTTAGAGCGTCAATACTAGGCGGGTTGTCGGCCCCTAGATAGCCGGTGAGTGTTTGGAGGTTAATCTCGCGGGGCACCTGGGCGTAGCAACGCTCCCAGGTTACATGAAGGACGCTCCAACCATATTGCGCTGCATATTCGGAGTGCAGTTCCAGTTCTTCTTCAAAGTCTGGCTGCATAAAAGTCTTTAGCATCCACCTCAGATATAGGCCTACCGCACCAGATGTCTTAATGTCACTGCTTTCAATGCCATCGACGTTGAGGGCTGCCCTGGCGATGCTGGAAGTGCTTAGGTTGACCATGAAGTTGCACACCTCATCGGCCAGCCTAATTCGAGTGTCACTGGCACCTTCCCAGGGAAAGGGTTGGGTGCCGATGTCAGCGGCATGTTTCTTACCGTCAGAACTCTGACCGTTCCAGAAGGCAAACCGAGTGTTGTCGGCCTGCTGGACCCTGTTGGTCATTCGCCTGTCGGTATGGGCCCTGCGGAAGTCTCTCCGCAATTCAGAAATGTTAGGTTCCGTCGTTGAAACCAGTTTATCTAGGTTGTGCATCAATATGAGCCGGGTTGTGTGCTGTATTCCTGGTTCCTGGGGACGTAGATGGGGTCCATGAGAATGCCGTATCTTAGGCAGTCAACAGGGTCCTTGCTGGCCCCCTTGTCGCCGTCGGCATTGGTCCAGGTTCTCAGAGAGTAGATTAAGTTTTTACACACCTCCGACACGTAGAGTTTCGGCTCGTTCAGAACCGAAACTTCCTCGCTCAAGTTATAGGAAAACAAATTGTTGACAAGGGCACAGCTCTCGTCGATATGCGTCATTGGAGCCGGGGTAAATAGCAGGCCTTCTTTGGTGACCTCACCCCCTGCACCTCTGTCTGGTTGCGAGAGTAAGTCAATCAAGCTCTGGTTATGTTCTCGCTGACTGAGAACAGCCGTCCTACCTGCCCTGGGGTCAATGAACCTCTCCTGAATGCCACCGTCTGTTCTCTCTAGTTCCCTGATCAGTGTTTTATACTGCTGCAAGTTTCTGCCACAGTCTGCGGTCTGGGCCGGGCCCTTCTTACCGTCCATCTTCGCAGATGGTAGAGCCCACTCACCGTAGTTATCAAAGTCAGGCCACTCACGATAAACAAACACGCGACCAAGGTCGTCAACGCGAAGCCAAAGCATAAACCAATTGCGGTCCCCAGGCGTTGGGTCCACCACCATATAGTTTGTTCCACTCTTTGGAACCTGGTCTGCCTTGACGATATTCCTGTCTGTAAATCGGGGGAACTTACCAACAATAGGGTTGGAAACATAGCCGTATGCCCTGATCTCAATTTCCTCCCTGGTCCTACCCTGGAGGGTTTTCTCCATGGCGTCGAAGGGTGAGTAGGGGTTGAACTCGCTGAAGAACCAAAATATCTGTCCATTACCTTGTCTTGTCCTGGCCTTGTATGGCATGTGCCCCTTGGGCACCCCTGGTATGGTTGAAGGCGCTTTAGGGTCTATCAGTTTCCCAGGTTTAGTCTCCTCGATAATAGCGCCTTCGCAGGCGTCTTTAACAGTTGGTGTGTAACCCTCAATAGGGGTGAAAGTGATGATCATTTTGCCCCTACGTGAGACCAACCTGTATTTCAAAGTCTGAACCCAAGCCAGGGGCACTAGCTCGTCCATCCAGATGAGGTCTAACTCTGTCCCTTCCAATGTGCCCAAGTCCTGAGTGTAATTTTTGAACCAGGCCTGACTGTGGTTGACCCCCACAAAGGTCCGGTTGGAGAAACCGTTCTTCTGGCTGAAAGCAATGTTCTGAACGGACCTTACATTCCTTCTCTGGGCCTTCCATTGCTGTGGTAAGTAAGCGTTCAGGTAGGGTTGCTGAACCTGGATGCTAGAGTCATTAGAACTATGACAACACCAGACCGCATACTTAGGGTTGTTCACCATCGCTCTAATAACCCTAGAAGCCATGTATCTAGACTTCCCTGCCCTGTTACCACCGAAAATGTAGATCACATCTACAGTGGGGTCTTCCAGGGCTTTGTCCACGTCCTTCCAGTGGTCAAAGATGCCCTCAGTGTTGTGATGGTCTGCCCCATAAAGATAAGGGTCAGCCTCCTCTAGCCTGATCAGCTCCTCCCTCTTGTTGTAAAACTCCTCCAGGGTGCCCTGGGCAGCCATAGCCATCGCCTCTGACTGGGTAGGAACCGGGTAGATAGGGTGTTTGGTCCACTTCATGTCACCACCTGCTCAACTGTCTTGGCCTTCCCTTGCAATACATTCTCTTGCCCCCAGGTTCGCACCAGACGGGCACCTGAAGGCCTTTCTGGAACCATCGGGCATCACTGACATGGACCAGCCCAAGATCGGTCTCTATGAGCCTGCTGTTAAGAGGGTGGCCAATGACCTTACCCACCTTACTCTCCCTGCCTGCCTTCCATCGGAGGTCAGGAGACTCTAGCATGGTCCTACGTTTAGCCGGTTTGCCTCTGGTGCGCTTCTTAGGTTGGTTGTCCTGGTCTTCCATGGTCAGTCTTTAGCCATTGCCTCATCAAACCTGTCCCAGCAGTAGGAGCAAAGGACCTCCCAGGGAGCATCAGCAGGTTTCACTATGAGCCAACCATCGTCTTGGGCTAACAGGTAGGTTTTAGAGTCTCCACAAGAGTTACATGAGATGTGTTTATGGTCTTTCATGGTCAGTCTGTCTTGACACCTAAGCGTTCCGCTTAGCTGTCAAAAATGGGGGCCCAAGGGGGGCCCTTTTGTCATTTGGTGTGGTTGGGGAGATGCGTTTCCATATCGCCACTCCTGGGAGATTACTGACCCCCCCCGCCCCCTTGTTGGGCCCATTCTTCGCACAATATCAATTATGTTCCAATTGTATCAGGGGTTCTCTTCTTCTGTTACCACCTCTGCATCAATGACTTCTTCGTCCTTCCTGGCATTGGCAATGAGCTGTTTAAGGGCTAACGCATCAATGGTGGTTGATGTATGTGCCACAATGGCACTGGGTAAGCCCTGAACCTGGACCTCTTTGTCGGTCAAGATGCCGATGGCGACGGGTAACTTATCAGCCTTCACCTCA